TCAAGTGCAAAGAAACTGGTGAATTACAAATGGAACCAGAGTTCATAGCAGTCCTAGATGAGCTCAGAGAGCGCTGTGGCTTCCCTTTTATCATTACGTCAGGCTATCGTAGCCCTGATCACTCGATAGAGGCTAAGAAGGCTGTTGTAGGAACCCACGCTATGGGTATCGCTGTGGACATTAAAGCTAATTCCCAACAAAAGTATAAAATAATGGATAAAGCACAACAATTAGGGATTACACGCTTTGGTATTCATAAAAGTTTTATTCATATTGACATTGGTGATTGGAGACTCGACAGGTTTCCACCTAACGTGGTCTGGGCGTACTAATGGCTGAGTTGAACGTAGAGCTACTGAAGTGGCAACAACAAGTATACGCAGACAAAACAAGATTCAAAGTAGTAGCCGCGGGTCGTCGTTGTGGTAAATCTCGGTTAGCTGCATGGACCATGATCATACGGGCACTACAGTCACAAGGCTGTACCGTATTCTACGTAGCGCCTACACAGGGTCAGGCTCGTGATATCATGTGGTCCTTATTAGAGGAACTCGCGTTCCCTGTATTGGCCTCAAAACACGTAAACAACATGGAGATGAAGTTAGTCAACGGCTCACGTATTTCTTTGAAGGGTGCCGATAGACCCGATACGATGCGTGGTGTGTCCCTCGAATATCTTGTTATGGATGAATATGCAGATATGAAGCAACAGGTCTGGGAAGAAATCCTACGTCCTGCTCTTGCGGATAGAAAAGGTGACGCACTGTTCATCGGTACACCGAAGGGACGTAATCACTTTTATGACCTGTATGTCTATGCGGACAAAGCAGAGGATGAAAGTTACAAAGCGTGGCACTTTACGTCTTATGATAACGAAAAACTAGACCCCGAAGAAATCAACTTGGCTAAAAAGTCCATGAGTAGCTATGCGTTCCGTCAGGAGTTTATGGCGTCCTTTGAGGCTTTAGGTTCAGAGATATTCAAAGAGGAATGGGTTATCTTTGACGAGGAAGAGCCAGATGTCGGTGACTATTATATTGCCATTGACTTAGCGGGATTCACAGATAACTCTAGTCCAAACAAAAAGAACAAAAGACTTGACAATACGTCAATAGCGGTGGTCAAAGTTAACGAAAGAGGTTGGTGGGTCGCAGATGTTATATATGGTAGATGGACGCTTGAACAAACAGCTCAAAAGATTTTTAATGCAGTTGACAAGTTTCAACCTGTATCAGTTGGCATTGAGCGGGGCATTGCTAAACAAGCAGTTATGTCTCCCCTTACGGACCTCATGCGACAAAGAAGTAGATTCTTTAGAGTCGAAGAATTAACACACGGTAACAAGAATAAAGTCGACAGAATTGTATGGGCACTCCAAGGCCGTTTTGAAAACGGAATGGTGTCTTTAAACAAGGGAGACTGGAATAACGAGTTCCTAGACCAATTATTTCAATTCCCTAACCACTTAGTACATGACGATTTAATAGATTCATTAGCTTATATTGACCAGTTAGCACAAGTAGCTTATCATACTGACTTAATAGACCTTGATGAAGACTATGAACCTTTAGATTTAATAGCAGGATATTAACATGACTGACAAAGAACCCAATTTTAATCCACTAGGCCTAGAAGACTGGGTACTTAGTAAATGCGAAGAGTGGCGTGACCACTACGAAACAAACTACGAAGAAAAACATGAGGAATACTTCCGCCTATGGCGTGGTATTTGGGATGGTAGTGATACCATGCGTGATTCCGAACGTTCACGTTTGATTGCCCCTGCCCTACAACAAGCCGTTGAATCCTCAGTAGCTGAAGTCGAAGAGGCCACCTTTGGTCGTGGAAACTGGTTTGACATTCGTGATGATATAGCTGACCAGAATCCATTAGACATTCAACAGATTCGTGGACAGCTTATGGAGGACTTTGGTTTTACACAGACACGTAAGTCCGTAGCTGAATGTATTCTTAATGCGGCTATCTACGGCACTGGCATAGGTGAGTTAGTAATTGAGGAAGTCAAAGAAATGGCTCCCGCTACTCAAGAAATTATGGAAGGTGCTATGCAGGCGGTAGGCGTTAACATTAAAGACCGTTTTGTCGTTAAGTTAAACCCAGTGTTGCCTCAGAACTTCCTAGTAGACCCTGTAGCTACGTCTGTAGAAGATGCACTAGGTGTTGCTGTAGATCAATTTGTACCTACGCACCAAGTAGAGCAACTACAGGAACAAGGCGTCTATCGTGACGAAGAGGTAGGCGAAGCGTACACAGATACGTCTTTAGAGGCTGATAGAGAACTAGCGCATTACCCTGAAGATAAAGTACGTTTGACTAAGTACTATGGTTTAGTACCCCGAGACTTATTTGAAGAAGCTTTACGACGTGATGATGATGAGGACACGGAAGAAGTGTCTTTGACTGAGGATGATAAAAAGTCTAAATATGTAGAAGCTGTGGTTATCTTAGCTAACGGTATTCTAATGAAGGTTGAAGAAAACCCATACATGATGCAAGACCGTCCTATCGTTGCCTTCCCTTGGGATGTTATCCCTAATCGCTTTTGGGGACGTGGTGTTTGTGAGAAGGGTTATAACAGCCAGAAAGCACTCGACACAGAGCTTAGAGCTCGTATTGATGCCTTAGCCCTCACTATCCACCCAATGATGGCTGTGGACGCCTCGCGACTTCCTAGAGGTATGAAGCCCGAGGTAAGACCGGGGAAAATGTTCCTAACTAACGGCAACCCTGCTGAAGTTTTACAACCATTTAACTTTGGTCAAGTCAGTCAGGTGACGTTTGCACAGTCTCAGATCCTTGAACGTATGGTACAGCAATCAACAGGTGCTATAGATTCTACAGGGGTTACAGGAGGTGTCAACGGTGAAGCTACTGCCGCAGGTATTAGTATGTCACTTGGTGCTATTATTAAGCGTCATAAACGCACGTTAATTAACTTCCAAGAAATGTTCTTAATACCTATGGTTCAAAAGACTGCTTGGCGTTACATGCAGTACAACCCTGAGCTATACCCTGCACAGGACTTTAAGTTTGTACCTACGTCTTCATTAGGTATTATTGCTCGTGAGTATGAAGTGACGCAGCTTGTACAACTTCTGCAGACAATGCCTGCTGACAGCCCTATGTATCCGATGTTAATTGAATCTATTGTTGAGAACATGAATTTATCTAAACGTGAAGAAATGATTGCACGTCTACGTCAAAGCCAACAGCCTACACAAGAACAACAACAAGCGGCTCAGATGCAACAACAGATTGCACAACAACAAGCTCAGTTGGCTCTTGCGAAAGACCAAGCGACTGCTCAAGCACTACAAGCTCAAGCGGCAGAAGCTCAGGCGAGAGCTCAAAAATACATAGCGGAGACTCAAACTGAACAATACAACGCAGAGACTAATCGTATTAAGGCAGTTTCAGTTAACCTACAGCAAGGAAACACTGATGACAAAGAGTTTGAGAAACGTATGCGTCTAGCGGAGTTGACACTTAAGAAACAGAAGCAGGACGCTGATGCTTCTAAAGGCCAACAACAAGCAAATGTTTCTGATTTATTTCCACAAAATCCTGAATAAAACACTTGACAAGGACGTCAAATTGTGGTATAATAAAGACATTGGTACAGGTGTTATCCTATAGGAGGGACAAATGACACGAGAAGAAGAAACTTATTTTGAAAATTTCTTTGAATTATTTACTACTGAAGGTTGGAAACAGTTTCAAGCTGAACTTCAAGCCAAAGGTTCTTTATATGATATTTCAAAGATCAACAGCACTGAAGACCTTTTTTATACAAAAGGAGAACTATCAGTGTTAAACTCTGTTCTAGGATTTGAGTCCTTTATACGTCAAACATACGACAATAATAAACTGGACGAAGTTCAAGAACAAAACTAACGTCTAATTAACCTCGGTGGGCTAGAGGCTTAGACATTTTAACTTCCATAATACTTTTTAGTACGGAGATACAATATGGCAAATGAACAAATAGATGAACGTTACGAAGACGAGGAATTAGTAGACTTACCGGAAGTCCCTGTAGAAACACAGGATAACACTCTGCGAGGATACGAAGACTACGTAAATCAAACACAAGAAGAAACACAAGAAGAACCTGAAGACGAGCTACCTGAAAAATATCGTGGTAAGTCAATTAGTGACATTGTGGCTATGCACCAAAACGCTGAAAAACTTTTGGGCAAACAGTCTTCTGAAGTGGGTGAGTTACGCAAAGTAGTCGATGACTTTATTCAAACGCAAACCATCGCACAACAACAAACACAAGCCCCTGCAACTACAGTAGATACTGATTTTGATGAAGTGGATTTCTTTGAAGATCCTAAAAGAGCCGTTAATCAGCTTTTAGAAAATCATCCGTCAGTTAAGCAAAGCAAAGAAATGGCTATACGTTTAGCGCAACAGGAAGCTGTGGCACAACTAAAGAGTAATCACCCAGATTACGGCGATATTGTTAAAGACCAGAAATTCTTAGAATGGGTCAGTAACAGTAGGATTCGTACTGAGTTATTACGTAAGGCTGATTCTTATGACTACGAAAGCGCTAATGAGTTGTTTTCATTGTGGAAAGAACGTCAAAACATTGTTAACGAAGCTGTAAACACAGAAACACAGGCTCGTAAGCAAGCAGTACGTTCAGCTTCTACAGGCAACACTCGTGGTAGCTCTGAACAGTCTAAGCGTAAAATCTATAGACGTGCAGACATTGTAGAACTCATGACTAAGGACCCTGAGCGTTATCAGGCACTAGCGTCGGAAATACGACAAGCCTACGCAGAGGGTCGTGTTAAATAAACTTTTAATTATTTAGGAATTTAAAATGGCTAACTTTACTCCAACTACTAGTAACACTGTTACTAAAGCAAATGCAACTCACTTTATTCCAGAACTATGGTCTGATGAA